CAAGTGCAGTCAATGCCTTAGGCTTACGACCCATATCACCTTTCATATCACCCTTGTTAAACTGGTCTACGTCTGTAGGTGTTAACAACATACCTAGTGAGTCAACTACAAACAATACCTTAGGACGGTCTTCTTCCGCCATTGCTTTGTAGTCCGCCATGAATGTTGAAATAGTTTTTGCTACGTCATCAATCATTGACATATTAAGTTTTAGTAGTTTATCTTCTGATGTATCTACATCAAGTGCTTGTAGCCACGCTTCGTCGAGTGCGTTCTCTGAGTCAATAAGAACTACAAAAATGCCTTGATCTTGTGCATGTTTTACAATGTTACCTGAACAAATATAACTCTTACCTGCGCCGCTTTCGCCTGCAAATACACTTACTTTGCCAAGTGGAATACCTTTGTTCCAATCACCTGAAATAAGGTAGTTGAGTGCATAGTTGCCTGTACTAATCCAATCAGTAGGATCGTTAAATCCTGCACTCATGCCTGAAATGGATTTTGTTAGTGCGGTCCGAAACTTAGTCGGATCAAATGCCTTTATTGCCATAATAACTCCTATCTAAAAAGCAAGTGGGGGATTGCTCCCCCACTGTATTATTACTGTCCTTGACGTGCGCGGATCATTGCAAGAATGTCTTGTGCGCCACCTTCAGTTGCAGGAGCCGCTTCAGCCGCTGGTGCTGGAGTTGGCTCTGGTGCTGCCTCTGCTACTGGAGCAGGTGCTGGCGCTGGTGCAGGTGCAGGTGTAGTAGCCGCTGGTGCTACTGGATCGCCTGTACGTGCAGCCATACCGGATGGACGGAAGTATTGACTCCAGCGTTCTGGATCATATGCTTCACCATCTACTGACGCTTCAAACATTTCCTGCATCACTTTGATTGCAGTTTCGTCTGGCTTTTTAGGAAGGAAGTCTGATAGATTAAACAATCCGTGTGTATTGATTGCAGCCATTTCGCTATCGCTTAATGGACGCTCTCTACGTGCCCAATTACTTGTGCCATAGTCTGCGTAACCGCCTTTTGAAGTTTTGTTAAGACGGAAATCAACACCAGCAGTATAATCTGTTGGCAATTCTTCCATATCTGGATCCATTAATGCTTGCTTAATGGTTTGGAAGATTTGAGGACCAATAATAAATCTACGGATTGGATTTTCCGGAGTTGAGTCCTCATGTAGCGGACTATCAGTTACGAAGCCCTGGAACACGTAAGAACGCTTCTTCCAATACTTACGACCCATGTCTTCTAGACTTGGATCTTTGAACCAGCCACGTACTTCATTAAGAATGTTACATGTCTCGCCATACATTTCCATACACGGAATCTGTACTTGTACTGGACGTGAATCAGTTTCGCCTTTTACGCCTGCAAACGGAAGTTTGATCATCAAACGTTCTTTCCAAAAGAAAGTGTTGTCTGCATCGCCATCAGGAAGGAAACGAAGCGTTGCGCTTTCGCCTTCTTTGATATTCCAAAATGGGTAAATTGCGTTGTCGCCCCCTGTTGCAGGGCCTGAACCACTTGAACGTGCTTCTTGTTCTTTGAGCTTTGCTCGGATTTCTGCTAATGATGCCATAGTTATGCCTCCTTATATGTTGCCTATGTGCTTAGTGCCTTTTTGTGTAGCACAGTTATAATACTACACAACTTTATTTATTTTGTCAACCATTTTTTTGACAAAATATGAATAAGTTAGCCGATTATCTTAAACCGGCTAACTCACGCATTCTTACAAACTCTAAATCAGGTTCCATTGATTGCGGGTTTTGACGCATCTGGAATTCTTCAAAGGTTGTATTAACTTTTTCGATAAACGCCTTAGCAGGTTCTATGAACTGCTCGCCGTAATCTTTCTCTACCATGGTAAGTACAGCAGTTTCGCCTTTTGGAAACTCGCCTGTTTCTCTATCGTAGTATGATAGTATGAATTCGCCTAGTGGAGTCTTTTTGTCCTTTTCTAGTGTGATTTTTTCACCATCTGGTTTGTTGCCTTCGCCCATGCCGTATTCTCGATGAATCTGATCCCACATACGTTCTTCGATATCGTCATGGTCATCATCTGGGTGTAGCCCAAAATCTATTGCTACTTCATCGTACATATCCTGTAGATATTTCTGTACGTCTGGGCCCATTGCGCCTTTACTTAATGCTTTATATAGCAACTCTCCGCTATCATCGCTTGCAATTTTTTCCATTGCTTGGATGAGCTGATCTTTCATTGCGCCTTCTTTTTGCATTGCTTGCCATTTTTCAGGATCGCCTGTGCCGCCGCAGTCTGGGCAACTTTTTGGACAAGTTTCATCACAGTCATGTGATGCTTCTCCAAAGATACCCATCATTTCATCAAAGCCCTGTTCTAATGCAATTTCTTCTGGTACGCAGTTGTTTACACGCTTACCTTTGTTCTTACCAGTGCCTGGCTTTGTGCCTTGCTTTTTATATCCGTCCCAGCAATCCATATCTGTTGGTGCCTTTTCGCCTAATAAATCTTCCGGTCCAATCTCTTGTGCTTTAGTTGCTTCGCTTACTAGTTTGTAGATGTAAGGGAATACATCTTTTAATTCTTCGTTGAACTGTTTGATAGTTAGTTGGTCAATCCAATTTTCAGCAACATCGCTTGGTACGTCTTCTAGAACTGGGGATTCAAAAGACTCAAATGCTTGTTTGTAGTATGCTGGTTTTTGTAGTGATTCAACTGTCTTTTTAACTGTAGTAATACGCTCTTTAACTACGTCCATGTAACCTGCTAGGCTTTCTGCCATTACTGCTGAACGTCCCATATATGTTTTGAACTTGCGTAGTTTGCTTAGTTCTTCTGAAAGACTTACAATGTGCTTACCAAAATCGTCATAAGCATTACCACCTTCACTGACATGAACAGCCATTGCACGAGCACCTGCTAAATGTTTGTAAGGATATTTAAATCTTTCACCTTCTGCACTTTCAATGTAGATTGCACCAATCTTTTGTGTGCGTCCACTTGCAAGTTCTTGGTTAATGTTTTCAGTATGCTTAATCATAATACGTGCCTCGCCAATTTTTTGGTAACTAACACGCGAAGTTCCATATAGTTTTGATTCTGTCATTTTATCGTCCCCAGAGCGATTTGTTGCTAAAAATTTATAATCTCTTTTATCTAAGTTTGTTTTAGTAATATCACGTACACTAAAATCTAGCATACGTCTTTTTCCAAATACACGAAGTTCTTTTAAAAAATCATACCATTTTCTTTTAGTTGTATCTGATGTACCTTCAGCAAAGTCTTTTGAAAAAATAACTGTTAACCCTTCTTTTTCATCTAAGTTAACACTAACTTTACCTATACCTTTATAGTCAAAATCAAAATATCTTGCTGCAATAGGTTCATTGGTAACGTTTCCTTTGCCGTCACCGATAGTTACGCTTGGAAATCTTCCGCGTAACTTATTAAACAACTCTTCGCCTATTTTACTAAAATCTCTCATACTGTATTTATCAATAGTTGCTGCTAATGAAGATTGGCATAGGCATATCATATTCATCTAATTCATCAGTTTGATTAAATGTGTTATATACCCTAGGATCCCAATCTTTTAATACGTCCATCATTCTAATAGCAAGTAACATAGCACTAACTAAATCATCAGTCATGCCAGACTTTGCTTGATAGCTCGATCCTGTTGCTACAAAACCTTTAAGCTCTGATATGAAAGGTTTTGAATGTACAGTCATTTTATCGTTCTCAATCATAGTTTTTAAACGACTACATGCTGTAATTTTTGTGCTGTGTGTAGTATTAAATCCTTTGCGGAACTTGCGCACATGTCCTTTGCGAATAGGTTCAGAGACAAAAAGTCCCGGTATATTCTCTTCCCCGAAATCGTTTATAACGATTAGTGCGGCTTCTCCGATGCCGTTATTTTCTACACTCCAGTAAATGCCTTGCGGGTTGTTTGTTTCTTTTGCAAGATAATTACAAACATCTGCAAGTACACGTATTTGTCCTGGTATAGCAGTTGTATTGTGTTGCCATTCTGCTACTTGTTCATATGTGGGTAATTCTACAACTTGTATAGCAGCATAGTCTCCACCTGTACCCATACTAGGATCAAGTGCTACTGCATATGTATATTGGCTAGTTGGTTTCTTGTACCAACGTGTTTGTCCCATATTAATTGTAGGACTTCCGCCTTCCATTACAGCAAGTTTAATTGAGTTAATCAGTGTCTCGTCAAATACTAAGAATTCACAACCGTATTCACGACGGAACTTTTCTTCACCGATGCGACCAATTTCATCTTCTTTCCATTTTTCATCACGGTCAGGATGCTCTTCCCAACTTGCTCTAAATGCATGGAAGCCGTTAATACCTACTTCTTGTTCATTACCGTGTGTGTCAAATTTATCTTCTGCTTGTTTCCAAATAGTAGCAAATGTATCTTCGTCTGAGTTAGGTGTGCTAGTAATAATAGCACGACCACCTGTTGCTAGTGTAGGTGATATTGAAGTCCAAAACTCTTCTGCAATATTAGGTTGCACGAACGCAAACTCGTCACAGTATAGTAGTGAGATAGACATACCACGTCCTGTGTTGCCTGTTGTTGTTTGACTTACAATTCTACTACCATTCTCAAACTCTATGCTACCTTTGTTATATGATATAACTCCTGCACGTATATAGTTAGGACACATCTCGTACACATAACGTATACGTTGCATAATTTCTTGAGCGCCTGTGTACTTGTGTGCAGCGATAAGAACAGTTTGATCAGGGTTAAACATAGCATACCAACACAAATAAATTGCAGCACACGTAGTTTTACCTGTTTGACGAGGCATCATATTAATATTAAAACGATAACTATGATACGAGTGCATTAAACGCAATTGATACTCGTAAGGTTCAAACAGCAATTTTCCTTTTACTGGATGCTGTATGTAACCAAAGTGTTCTGCAAAGTACAGATAACCGTTGTCAGGATCCATGCACTTCATTATATCCTGCACTTGTGATTCTGTAAATGTTTCTTGTTTATTGGCTTTTTTAACCAATACGCCGTCAAGTGATTTGCTCATGTAATTATTTAACCAAAAAAATAGCGCCTTGCGGCGCTATTGATTCATCTGGGGGGATGTTTTATTTTTTCTTAGCCATAGACTTTTTGATAGCCTTGTCTTTTGAGCCCATATACTCGTCTTTTGGGCTCTCAATTTTACCGTCGCCATCATAATCTTTGTTGGCTTTCTTTTCTGCAAGTGCTGCTAGAAGTTGTTTCTTAATAGACTCTGCTGCCATTGCATTGTCACCATCTTGTGCTGCTTTGTATGCTTTCTTTTTCTTGTGTAAATCATCGCCCATCATGTTTGTCATATAATCTTGATCACGATAGTCTACATCGTCTTCTGAACCTTCTG